TTATAAATTTTTTATTAATTATACTTGATGAGTTTCATTACAAATTATACATTGTATTAGTATTACTATTCAAATTAGTATTATTATTGATATTTATGATATTGATGATATTTATATTCATATTTTCACTATTATTTGCAATATAATTTTGCTTGAAAATTTCAAAACCATCATTTGCAATAGATTGCATAATTCTCATTATAGATCCGAAAGAAGCACCACTATGTCCTGTATAACCAAGTTCCTCTATTTTTTCATAAATCTGTGAAATTTCAGGTTCATTCGAAAACATGAAACTATTTCCCGAAAAGTTTTTCATGAAATCCCATAATTCCAATTGTGTAATCGCTGTTAGTGCAGTTTCATGCATAACACGGTCATTTTGGTCTCTAATAAAGTCAAATGTATTCAAAGGAGTCATCATTTTTTTTTGGGAATTGAAGTATATTTTATAAAAAATAAAAATATTTTTTTATCAATTTTTTACAAAACAAGTTTTAATTGTATATATACGTATGCAATTAAAATCACCCAATGTGGGGCTTGAACCCACGACCACCAGCTATCATATATATATTTATCATATATTTGTAAAAGGCTGGCGCTCTACCAACTGAGCTAACCGGGTACAAACTATGGACAAAATGAGGCTCGAACTCATGACCTTTGGCTGAACTTAAACATATAAACATACATATCATAAGACCAATGCTCTAACCAACTGAGCTATATGTCCAAAACGACGTCATTCTTGATTTATCAACACCTTAAAAAGGTGCAAAAAATTCTCCTGTGTAATTTTAATTATTCAATTATTATTTATACCTTCTTGGCAGGAGGACCACGCTTCTTTCTCTCGACCTTTACAAAGTCATCTGCAGGCGGCGCTCTCGGCTTTCTAACAATAACTCTTGGCGCAATAGAAGGAGTTCTCTTTACCTGTTCGGAATCAGACCTATCATCCAACTGCTGCTTGTTGGTAAATCTAGTCTGGCAAAGAATCGGACCACCCTTGATACCACTAATATTCACAGCATGATGCGTATGCTTGTCATTCTCAACACCCGTCTCGACAAGATCAAACTCAATATACTCACCCTGCACGAGATATGTATACTGAAGTCCGTCCACCTTTACGTTTGAGTAATGCACAAAAATATCGCGGCTATCATTACCAAGAATAGTAATAAATCCGTATCCAGTCTTGCTATTGAACCACTTCACAATGCCAGTAAGTCTATCGGTAGAATCAGTCATGTTTCTGATATGCATATTAATGCAATATTTATTTATATCGTTTGTTCAAATAACATTTTTATTTTTACATAATTTGGTTCTCCTTTATATTCGACACTATATGCATATTGATATAATTTAGATAGCTTCAATTTACTTTCGTCGTTTTCGTCGTTGTTCAATGATGACATATATTGTTTTTTACTTTGCAGCCACGAATCGACAGATACATTTGTTTCCGGTCCCCATCTTATATTTCCACCATTCGCCAAATAATCATACATGTAAATCAAAGATATAATATCGTCTCTTCTAGAGAACCTATGACCTTCATGTATATTGATACTCGCATATTTTACAGTTCCTACCATATCGCATAATTTGTCTTCAACATGATTGGCATTTTCATCCAAATAAAATGTGGCGAGTCCGAAATCGATCAAAAAAATATCGCCATTTTTGATCATGAAATTAGCAGGTTTGATATCTCGATGGACAACATATGCTTTATGAATCGCTTGAATAATATTTATACATTTCAGTAAAAGTACCGAGAGTTGATTTTCAGAAATCGTTTTATTTTGTATAAAAGTTTCCAAATTACAAGAATAAAATGGTAAAATGAGAACCTGACATTTAATTGAATCGAATACGGAAGACATTCCATACCAATAAATTTGCGGTATTTTAGAAACGCGATTTTCATGTAAATGTTGCAATATGCGCGTTTCGTGTCGCAATGTCGTGTTGGTATATTGTTCGATTTTCACTGCAACAGGTTCTCTAGATCTATGATGATGACCTTTGAATATAGTACCAAAAGATCCTTTAGCTAGTATTGTTGTAATATCAATTGTGTAATTTCCTATTTTATGGTTCTCTGTTTCAGTCATTGATTCAGTCATTGATTCGGTCATTGATTCGGTCATTGATATTATTTGTACAGAATATATAACATATGTTGGTAGAATTTTTAAATAATTATAAAATACATATTTTTGTTTTTACAGTCATTATTATACATTATGTATTGAATATTTTGATTTATATCAATATCAACATTATTAGTAAAGAAAAAGTTCATTATTTGAATGCAATTCTTCAAATTTCCATTTCTTTATTTTTAATATTTAGATTTTCAATTTCACATTCTTCGAAAACTGCAATTCTTTCGAATTTTGATAAACGTGTTATTATTTCATGTGCGTCTTTTATGTTACTTAATGTCATTACAAGCGTTTTATTTGATAAATATGAGAAACAAATACGCAATTATTTGAGCAAATACTATACAAACTATACTGTTACAAATAATACGAATAATACAAATAATAATACAAACTATGCAAATGCAACTCCTGTAATTGATTATTCTTTTATAAATGAATCAAACGTAAATACTAATACAAATACTAATACAAATACTAATACTAATACAAATTCTCATGTTGATACAAATGCTGATGCTAATAACACAACACAAACAACCCAAACAACCCAAACAACCCAAACAAAACAAACAAAATATTCAATAATGAATTATTTACCGAATGATACAGTATAAACATTTGACGATAATAAGTTATATACATATACACATATACATAATGAATAGAATATCCGAAATAAAATCTTTTTTTGAAATTGCAAAAAAAGATAATGAATTCAATGAAATAGATGTCGAAAATATTTTGCAGAATTTAGAGAACTATTCATATTTAGAAGGTAGATCTTTGACGAATATTAGTCAAGAAATATATGATTCCCTGTTGGTATTCCCAGAAGATGTGGTCGAACGTTATTATCAACAATTGGAGGATTATAGAATAGTTGAAAAAGTATGTGATTTGCGTTTAGGAATATATACCAAATTTTTGGATGGTTCTCAAAAAAAAAAAGGGAAAGGCGGAATTTTAGTGAAAATAGATGTATTCGAAGACAAAATAAGTTTGTTGTGTAAAAATGGTATTCAATTTCAGCGTTACTCTTTCAATGATTCACTTGTTTATCAGAAATTGTCTTTAGATGAAAAAATGGTTCTCCTTTCTTTTGATTATTATAAAAATGTTTGATTAATATATATCATGAAGAGTTGGCCTCAACATTTGAAAGATTTTTCGAAAGAACATAATATTGAGTTTAAAGAAGCAATGACAAATAAACAATGCAAAAAAGAATGGAGAGCAATGAAAAAAAATAGTGGTGGTGCTCTAGATGGTGATGTTGATGGTGATGCTGTTGTTGATGCTGCTGAACCTGTTGATGCTACTGCTGCACAACAATCTGGTGGCCGTCGCCGTCGCCGTAAAACTGTCAAAAAAGGTGGAAAATCCAATAAAAATAAAATTTTAAGACGTTCTTTGAGCCGCCGTAATCGCAAATCTCGCAAATAAGTAAATTTTATACTGTTGGTAATAAAAAGAAAAAAATTGATAAACTTTTTTCTTTTACAATTCAAAATACAAATACCAACAAAAGCAAATAATTCAAAACCATGTCAAAGTCAAAGTTTACGACGTCAAAGTTTACTTCAAACATTCGTTCAAACAAGCGTAGTTTCAACAAATTCGATCAAGAACAAAAAAAATTCTGCAGTGTCTGTCAGAAAGCAGGTAAGTCGGAGCGAGAATACACTAGTCATTTTACAAAGTCGGTACCTGGACCAAAAGGAATTGTCATTTGCCCGACAATACTTTACTCGGAATGCACATTCTGTTATCAGCGAGGTCACTGGGCAAGTGAAGAACATTGCCCTGCCTTGATTGAAAAGAAGCGGATGCAAAAAGATATGGACCAAGCTTACATTAATAGACGCGATTATATGACGACATTACAGAAAGAAAAAGAGAAGAAGTCGCAACAAGAGAACTCGAAAGAAGAGAAGTTTGGCGGATACGCAGCTTTCAATTATGTTCCGCCTGTTGCGGTAGCTGTTGTCGAAGAATTTCCAGCACTTGTATCTTCAAAAGTATCTGTGTCTGCGTCTGCGTCTGTGTCTGCTGCTGCGTCTGCGTGTGTTGTCAAGAAGCTTCCTTTCAGCTACTCTTCGATTACCAAGAAAGAGGCTCCTTTGAAATGCCAACAAGAACCGTCGCAATTTACAAATTTCACAGTATTGAAATACAATTCGAACAATTCGAAAGAAGAGCCGAAAGAGAATGAAAGGGAGAACGCAGTATTTCAGGAAGCGGTAAGCAAAGCAATCGTCGGAAACTATGAAGTCGGAAACTTTAAAGTCGTAAACTTTGAAGTCGGAAACTTTGAAGTTGAAAGTTTCGAAGACGATTACTATGACGATGATGACTACAATTATGATTGTGAAGATTCTTACTAATTGATTGAACAATAATAAAATAGTTATGATTACTCAAAAAATTTAATAAAAATTCAAATTCAAAAAAAGAAAAATTCAAAAAAGAAAAATTCAAAAAAGAAAAATTCAAAAAAAGAAAAATTCAAAAAAAGAAAATTCAAAAAAAGAAAATTTCAAAAAAAGAAAATTCAAAAAAAGAAAATTCAAAAAGAAAAATTCAAAAAAAGAAAAATTCAAAAAGAAAATTTTCAAAAAAAAATTCACCAAAAAAAAAATCAAAATGGAAAACCGAAAAAAAGGGGGGTTCTAAATCCCCCCCTTTTTTTTGCCCTTTTTTTTGAATGAAAGGGTTTAAATATATTGTAATATTCGACTCTAATAATCTATATATATGCGACACTCAACACAAATATGTCTCAATATGATTGTAAAAAACGAAAGCCGAATTATAATACGACTTCTCGAATCTGTCATCCCTATTATCGACGGCTATTGTATTTGTGATACAGGAAGTACCGACAATACTATCGAACTCATCACCCAATTCTTCAAAGAACGCGAAATATACGGCGTCATTATACAAGAACCATTTCGCGATTTCGGATACAACCGCACATTTGCACTGAAAGCATGTGAAACGCATATGCCATATATGCAATATATTCTTCTGTTAGATGCCGACATGATTGTCACTGGACGTGCACTTGAATCGCCAACCGATTTCAAATTCACTCTTACACAAGACATGTATCATGTATACCAAGGAAGTCCCCAGTTTTATTACAAAAACGCGCGTATTATTCGCAATAACCACGGATTCACATATTGGGGAGTTACACACGAATATGTGGACGCACCGCCAAATACAACTGTTGGTACTATGACAAGAGATACGCTTTTTATTGAGGATATTGGCGACGGCGGAGCAAAAGGCGACAAAACAGAACGCGATATCCGACTTCTCAAACGAGGGCTCGAAGACAATCCGAATAATGACAGATATACATTTTAAATGGCCAACAG